TGGTATCAGAGCTTCAGGCTCTATCCTTGGGAACAACTTTTTCCTTGATTGTGAAAACAACTTAGTAAATTTCTTAACTTGAAATCTTACACTTACTTTTCTTAAAAGGAAAATGACTGATAGAACTGAAAGTTCTTCAAACCAAAACCTATGGTACATAGGTGATGGCACCTCTTATCAGTGTTACTTACAGGGCCAATACCCTCATAGTTTTCACTGTACAAACTATGAACTCCTACCAGCAGTAGTCAACCAACTACAGGACGGATTAAACTTCCTTATACTTAATAGTATAAAGAAAGACTCTCAGGAAAAACCTGTAAACAATTATCTAGAAATAGATAATGAAATTAAAAATCTATTTTTAATTCAAGACAAAAAGATCGAAGATCTTAACTCTAAACTTGATAAAGTTTTACAACTTCAAACGGATATTTTAAAAAGGATTTAAAATGTCTATTGATATCACTTGTTACGATGATGTAACACAACTTGTATCTTTTAACGAAGATCAAAAATACTATTCATCAGATGTGATGATAGATACTGCAAAAGCTAGAAAGCTTGCAAAACATGATGCAATTACCATCAAGAGTGGTGAGAACATCAAAACAGCTATACTTAAATCGATCTTTGGACGATTAAGTAGAGAAAACATTATTTACCTCGGTAAATTTGTACAAGAACATCCCATTGAGATATCTCAAGCAGATGGTCTAACTGGTCTAAACCTAGTCACTAATCACCAATTAAGTGAACGGTTAGCCAAGATATCTGACCACGACAGGTCAAAAATATCTTACCTACATATAGGTACAATACAGATCATACTTAAATCTACGTTTAAGGAAATGATCAACTCACCTATTGATCTCGCGATCATAGACAACAGGATAAAAACTTCTGATTGTATAATCGGAATTATCCAAGGAAACTTAGCCTATCAGGTTATAAAGTTTAATGTTAATTTAAACTACGCTATTCCTTTGGAATCAAAAAACATTACCAATTCAATTGGTATTCTTTACAAATTCCATAACAAGGAATTAATGGAAAAAGGAGATCATCCTTTCTCTATAACCTATGCAGTCGGATACTGCCTCACTAATAGTCATCACAGCATAGACTATATTAAACACGACAAGATAATTGTCGACAAACTTTTTGACGAAGTAAGCACTAGAAATATGCACTTCTCATTCAAAAACGATAAGACTCCGTTCAGGACTCTTAAAAGAACTCCTAGTAGTAGGATACCTACTCTTAAACTAACAAGTAATGCAGATTATGCCAACACATCCATTGGAGCATTACCGATACAACCGATCAGAAGATCGATTACTTTACCTAATGAACAGGTACAACAAATCGCAGAAGGCGTCTCCAACTTGACAGAAATTATAAACAAACGTTTATAATGGATGCCTCCTTCGGAAAACGAAATGAGGATGAATCCCTCACTCACTATCTCGAAAGAGTTCTTCCTACAGTCATCAACCAGGTAACTGACATGACTCAAATTTTAAAAGAACTTTTCGACAAAACAGGTATTCAAACCTACGAAACTGAATTTGAAAGATATTTCAAATCAAAACAATTCTCTAAATTTAGAGACAACGAATGCTTAGATAGCAAAATGGAACATACAATGGTTATACCTTTGAATGTCCCAACTATTCCAGATTACTCTGGACAAACTATTGAATGTAGCTGTTCCAATAAAGGAAACTGGCCACATTTGCTTCATTCAGGAAATCCCGTCCTGAATACACAATCGGATATACTCGTATATCTGAGAAAGACCGTTTCTGATATTCAGAAGCAACAAGTGTTTGATCATTCAAACCTTGTACAATTAATTCAACATGAATTAAAAAACTTGAAATGCGAGTGCAACTGTGAAAAAGCATCAGCATCAATCAACTGGGAAATTTCTCCCAATTTTACACAGGACACTGGAAAACTTTTTATCACTGATAAATGATTTTTCCAATTCTTGTCAAAACTTTTATAATAATCAGTGGAAGCCACACAGTCCACAGATTTATTAAAAACATCTCTAAACCAGAGCAAACTGAACAATTGTATCCACTTATAGATACTAACGTTTCTAACGAGATCTTGACTCAAGAAGTCATAGACAATATACAATCTTTTCAGATAAAAACTGAACAGGATGAACCAGTTCAAGAAAAACTGTATGGCTACGAAGATGACGAAGAAGAGATTCTCGTAGACAACAGCTCTTATGGAAGCATTCCAGAAGACGAAGACCCGGAAGAACGGGCATACAATGAAGAAGGACAAGGTTCTGGAATACCAGAATTCAACGTCATTCCAAAAAACGAAGGGGCAGAACACTATGATCCCTTTAACGACTTTCAGAGAAACTATGATTCTGATAGAAGAAGATACCCGAGAGGACACTTCAATTTCTCTGATCTACGATTCCCACGTGAAACAAACGTACCTCTGGAGTTCCAACCCAGAAGTTACAAAAACAGCACACTTAGTGTGTTAAACATTGACTGTATAGTCAACAAAGCACAAGCAATCGACGACTGGATTGCTGCAACTGATGTTATGATCTTAACCAATGAAGGGTTAAGAAACAACATTAAAAACGCATGGGCATTCATAACCCATCTTGTATCCGGAAACATTACCGAATACATCAACAGACTTAATGAAGAACAAAAGAAAAAGCTCTTTGAAGAGTCAAAAGACGGACACGATCTACTGAGACTATTTCGTGCAGCACTATACGCAGCCTTCTTAGGAATTGACATCAAAAACAATCCTGAAGAAGCACAACTCAAAAAGGAAGAAAATGCAATGTGGAGACTCAACAACATTTGCATTAGCGACCTTTGTTTACTTGATGAATTCCACTGTGAATTCGAAAAATACTTCTATCAACTATCAGTTGATAATCAAGAACGATACCTACAGGTATATTCAGACAAGATACCCGGCGAAGTCGGTTTTGAACATCGTCGTTCATGGCGAGAACGAGATCCCTCGATCCTTGACACGCTCGGCGGACGAAAACGCTCACTCGACGAATACATCGCTCGAGAATGCACAAGACGATTACTGTTCAAACAGGTAAAACGTACAGCAAAGATTTGCTGTAAACCAAACAATCTTAACATCCCTGGTAACTACGGATGTTATCCAACGGTTCCTGCTAAAAATAGGAACAAAAAACTTTTTCAAAAGAAAAAACTTAAACGATTTAAGAAAACAAATCGTAATTCTTACTACAAAGCAAAACCTGCTTTTAGACGAAAGTTTTTTCGAAAACGAAAAACGGTTGTTAAACCAACAACAAAAACTGCCGATAATAAGGCAAAATACTGTCCCAAAGGGAAACCAAACTGCCGATGCTGGCTATGCAAAGAAGAAGGACACTATGCTAACGCATGTCCTAACAAAGAAAAGATAGACTCTAAACAAGTCAAACTTTTCGAAACTATCTATCTTCTCCAAGGTTTTGAACCTATAGAAGATGATGAAAACTTGTCGGATTCCGATTCGATATATTACTTAACAGATGACGAAATCGAAGATTACTCTTCTGATGAATCTGAATCTGAAAACTAGTGGTAAATCCACAAAAACTAACCCATACAGTACTTATGTAACTGTCGGTTTTTACTTTAATGGATACAAAGGTTTCCATTTACACGCATATGTTGATACAGGTGCAACATCTTGTACAGCATCCCCACATATAATTCCAACAGAATTATGGGAAGAACTTCCCAAACCAATATTGGTAAATATTGCCAATGATACTAATATCGAAATTCGATATGTAACTAGAAACTTAAAAGTTTCGATGACTGATACGAATGGTAATAAACATACGTTTATTATACCAACCGTATATCAACAAAACACGGGCATGGATTTTATTTTTGGACAAAATTTTCTAAAATTATACCGCCCTTTTACTCAAGATCTCTACGAGATTTATTTAACTCCAAAACTTTTAAAGTTTAAAATACAACAGAGAGCTTTTAAGCAAGCTTCTCCTGGTTTTCTTGATAGTATTAGAAAGCAAAAACGTGGTGAGATTATATCAAAGCACGCAACTAATCCTATCAACATCACAAAACTTGAAGACAATCTAAGAATTGTCGAAACTATATTGGAAGATTCCAATAGCAAAACTTTATCAGAGGTTTCTGATAGTAAAACTTTATCAGAGGATTCTGATGATTACTTTGTGTACTCTATACAGAGACATAACACGATCGTTAACGATCTACTTACTCAAGCATGCAGTGAAAATCCACTGGATGAAAACAAAAACCATAATGGTTTACTTGCTGAGATTAAGTTAATTAATCCAGCCACAACTGTAAATGTTAAATCTATGGCATACTCTCCGGATGATGCAGTAGAAATTAACAAACAAATACAGGAACTTTTAGAAATAAAAGTTATACGACCATCACGGTCACCTCACTCCTCACCATGCTTTTTGGTGCAGAATCACAACGAGATTAAACGTGGTAAAAAACGTTTAGTTATAAACTATAAGGCTTTGAATGCCGCAACTATATCCGATGGATATTTACTCCCTAACAAGGAGACTATTCTTACCGCTATACGTGGAAGAAAATACTTCTCGACTCTTGACTGTAAGTCAGGATTCTGGCAAATACGTTTGAATGAAAATTCAAAACCACTTACTGCATTCTCTTGCCCTATGGGTCAATATGAATGGAACGTTGTCCCGTTTGGACTAAAACAAGCTCCTGGACTATTTCAAAGGTTCATGGACAATTCCTTTAAGGAATACTCTGCCTTTTGTGCAGTCTACGTAGATGACATACTTGTCTTCTCAAAAACACTTGATGAACATTATGATCATCTAGAAACTGTGCTTAGAAAGTGCATTGAAACTGGCATAATCCTTTCTAAAAAGAAAGCTGAGGTTGCTAAAACTAAAATCAATTATCTTGGTTTTACTATCTCCAATGGAGAAATTGAACTTCAATCTCATATCCTTGAGAATATAAAACTTTTTCCAAGTAGAATTCCTGATAAAAAATCACTACAAAGGTTTCTTGGAATACTAACGTATGCAGATCAATACATACGAAAACTTGCCGAATGGCGAAAACCTCTTCAGAGAAAATTGAAGAAAGATACTGTATGGGAATGGAATGATTCCGATACTCAGTACGTGGAAAAATTTAAGAGAAATCTTAAAGAATTCCCAAAATTACACCATCCTTTACCGGATGAATACTTGATCATCGAAACTGATGCATCACATGAACACTGGGCTGGTGTCCTAAAGTCCCGAGGGACTGACAACTTAGAACGACTATGTCGTTATACAAGCGGATCATTCAAACCCGCTGAAATCAACTATCACAGCAACGAAAAAGAAGTGCTTGCTGTAAAAAGAACTATTACAAAATTCAAGGGCTATCTTGCAAGTTCTGAATTTTTAGTACGAACAGACAACAAATACTTTACGTATTTTCTACGGACGTCCATAAAGGATGACTACAAACAAGGCCGTTTAATACGGTGGCAACAGTGGTTCTCCCACTATAAATTCAACGTTGAGCACCTTGCAGGTACTCACAACTTCACTGCCGATTCCCTTACCAGAGAATTCGCAAACAAACCTCCTTGAAGGAACTTCATGGCATCACTAGCAGAAATCAATGCTGCTGAACAGGCTCTCCTAGCCAAACTCGAAGGCCTCATAAAAGAGGTTAAAACTGAATTCTCAAAATTGAGAAAAAATACTGCATCTTCCTCTTCTGAAAAAGATCAACCACCAAAGAAGATCCAGAAGGCAGAAGACAAAACACTTTCCCTCCGTCCAAATTACAAAAGAATTCTTGAACAAGAATTTGATGAAGACGAAAGGAAATTCACTGTTCTGGGAAAAATTCCCCAGAATCATGCTAAACTTGCAGAACTCCCTGCTTTACCGCTCATTAAGCTCAACCCAGAAGAGCTTACCAGCAAAAACTTTCTCGAAGCCTTCAACTTTCTTCGAACAGCAAGTAAAGAAGACTTTGAAGAAAAACATATCTTCCCAACAAGAAGAACAACTAAAGAAGATCCCAGAGCGATCATCTTTCCGATGGCAATGCCATCCGACGTATATGAGCTTTTCTGCTTAGGGCTCATAAAAACTATTTACCTTACAGGTAAAAACGAAACTATCTCTCATTTTCCCAACAAATTCAGACAGGCTGTCCAGGGATGGATGAAGAGAACCTCCACTGAGAACGCTGTTCTCACCATACTTTCCACTATACCGGATTGGAAAAATGGTAAGATTGTTCTTCCCTATCACATGATAAAGATAGAACAAACTTCTACATTTCCGGCTCTTACTGTCAGCAAACCCCTTGCTGAAAAAGAAACTATCTGGATCAAACACCAGATAAGCTCGATAGATCGAATCACTCGAGCAGCCGAAAAACTTGACAACAACAAAAATGTCAAAATAAACTATCAAACATCCCGGATGTTGATGTACTCGGACTACAAAAAATGTAGTTCATCAGACGAACAACTCGTCAGAAAGTGGCATACAAACAGCTACAACATCATTCAAGAGATGTCTGACGAAACTAGAGCTGCATACTTTGAACTCGAAGAAGACATGAAGAAAATCATGATGACCGACGACGTTCCGGTAGCACTCTCCAACTCATCAACAATTGATGACGTGGAGCTTGACAAGCTTCCAAATACTGGGCCCCTCAATAATGAAGATGCCTGACTAAAAGGCGTGGCCGACAATTGCTTGCTTTTACTTTAAGCAAAGCATTTACTTTTAGCACATGGGTTGCTTTTACTTTGCAGAAGATTCCTGCTTTCACTAAAGGAGGACAGCTACTCTCCACCAAACGCAATAATGGAAGAAGACGTAAGCCATGACGTCAGAAGCCCAATTATTGTACTTATCCTTATTGTAAGCTCGTCTATATAAGAGCACCTAGATGAAGCATGTAAGATATAGAAAAAATTGTAATCTCTTCTCTGTACTACTAAACTTTCAATAAAATTTTAATCTTTTGATTATGTCTTCACAACTCCTTATGGAGTAGAACCCTTTTGGGGTTCTTCAAGGTCTTGTTCAGAATGTCTAAGTAGCAAAGGGTACAGGTGTTCTCTATTCCGGCGAACAACCACCGTGTAAAACCTGGAGGCCATTAAAAGTACGCGTGTTAGCCAGGAGGGCGTTGAAGCGGAAAAAGGCTTGGTCAAGTGCACAAGGGTATGTTGCGGAAGACGAGATGGGACCATAACCCACAGCTGATGACAAGAACAAGATGAAGAAGAACTCCATCTACTAAACATAAGAGTAAGACTTCTTAATCATCAAACTTTAAACTTGGTTTAAAAACTATGAACTGGACGTTCAACACTCATCAGAGATTTCTAAAAGAATCTCTTAGACAACTTGATTTACAAATAAATCAAATTCAACATCTTCTAAACGAAGAAACGACTCGTCTAAAGCAGACGAAATACAAACGAGTAATTCAAACTCGAATTTCTGGGCTTAAAACTCAAAAGACTCTTCTTTTAAAAGAAAAGAAAACTCTTGAAAATCAAATCTGTTAACATGGATAACGATTTTCTAGAACTTTTGTATAGGAATAAACAACCCCTATGCGAAAACAATGCCATAAGGTATGCAAACAAAGTAGATGACCTACTTTACTACCAAGAATTCTTGGTACTAAAGGCAATCGATGAATTAATATTCATGAGAAACTGCCAACAAACTTATAACCAGGTATATAGCCGTGGTTCAGATCTAAACCGATTTTATGGTTTACAACTCGAATCTGAAATAAAGATTGAAAAACTTGAAGACATAAGAAAACAATTTCTTATGCATTCAGACAATAATTATTGTTTACACAATAATTTACCACGAGGAGTTCAACCTCCAATCACTTCCGTATATAACGGAACAACGACCTTTAAAGGTAATTACTCAGAAAACTACTTATGTAGTTTAGATTCTAGAATCGTTGAAAAACGATCTAAAGAACTACTTGAACTAAGACAAGCTCTTAGTGAAAGTCTTCCGCTACTATCTTCTTCTGAAGATGAAAACTCTGACTAACTAAAACTGTTTCGCAGATTTTAGCCAAAACTCACCCTTTTTATTCATTTCAAAAAACCATTTTTGAAAAATAAAATGAGGACCCCTTTTTTCC